ATCAATGGTAAACACATTAGTATTGACAAGTTTTTAAAATATCAACCACAACCGATTTTTTACAAGCCAACATTTTGGCAGCACTTGAAAAAAAATTTCGGTTTATATGTTCTTAGCTTTATTATCATTTCAATCTTATTCACTATTTCAATCTTAGCTTTTCAGCTATTCTAAAAAAAAGCCCCTCAGTGATGGGGGGCTCTTTCTCTAATCAATACAAGGAATTGAGGGTATGGAATCCCCTCCCCCTGATTATACCATTACTCGAAGGTCAGCAAATTCACTTTTTTAGTCTCCAATCCTTCTAGATGCTATGGTCAATACATTGTCTATTGCCATCTCCAAATTCTTTTCATAATACATTGGTTTCCTAGATTTTAAGAACCTTGCAAACAATGCCTTCTTTTGATCTTGTGGAAGGCTTTCAATAATCGCATCAATGGTGATCACTTGCTTTAAATCCATCGCATCGAGCATGTCCTCAAAAGCTCCTTCGGTGCTTTCTCCTCCACTTTGCAAGAATGGGGATTTCTTAGGATATCCTAACCCATGGTCATCAGATCGCATCCACCTTGACCAACACTCTAATAGATCCATCAATCGCTCTACATTCATGAGACATCAACCTCCTTTAGTTTCCATCGGTTTTTTTCTTTGTACCATCCATGAACTAATAGCACCCAGTTGGCATCCCTAAGATCATTTAATGATTCTGACTCTTCAATTTTGCGAATACGAGCACTCATGTTAGCTTTTGTGGTTGTCTGAATTGCAACAGTCACACCCTCAAAAACTCCTAACACATCCCAAGCTCCGAAGAGATCTTTCCTCTGCTTAATAAAAAAGTTAAATGACTCTACCACTTGGAGGGTTTTAAATCCCCTTTTTCTCATCTCTTTTAGTGTGAGTTGAGTCGGACTTGTTGCCATATTTTTCCTTTTGCTTTTTTGCAAATGTTGTATTTTCCCAAAATGGGTTCGCTTCTACTTTGGTTGTGTCTTCTTTCCTTCTTCCTGAGCCTTTTGACATTTTTTACCTTTTTTTACAGTTATGATGAATTTATAATTCTCATAAAAAACGTGCGAGGTCTAGCGAATTTGTAAATGTTTTAAAAAACGTGCGAGACTTCATACATTTTGCATAGAAATACGATTGCCTATCCACCTCATTACTGGAACTGCCATACTATTTCCAAGCGATTTATATCTTGGCCCATCAGGACAATTTTCTTTTATGTTGGTATATCCATCCGGGAAGCCTTGTAATCTTTCACATTCTGTTGGTGTTAATCTTCGTACTGCCATTGAGTTAGCTACACCATGAATATCAATTTGATTTAAAGTAAAACATTTTTCTTCATTTATACCATTACCATTCCCGGACTGGGATGTAGTTCCACCACCTTGCAATGCATATGTTTTCATTACACTGGGACCTGTGGAAGTTCCACCACCTGTTGTTGTCACTGTTGTTGTTTTATCTCCTGTGATGCTAAGGTTGTACAGGTCCAATGCAACATATTGACTATCAGCAGTTGTGTCATTGCCAACTCGACTTATCCCTGCAGCACTTGATGTAAGAGTCGGAGCCTTGTTAGCAGAGTAAGCAATCTTTTCGACTATGGCTTTATGTGCTAAACCATCAGAATTAATCCCCTTGTAATCTCTTGCACATAATGGATCAATAACATTTTGGTGAAGCATGGGTGTTACTCTTGATGCATTTGGGCCACTTCTTGTAGGGCCTTCAGTAATGTCGGAGGTAATACTTTCCCCCTTTTTTGTGCTCTTCTCAGAATCCCGTAACAAGCTTTCGGACTCAAATAATACTTTTGCAGTAGGTTTCCAGTCTCCAAAATGTCCGACAACAAACACTCTTCTTCGTCTTTGTGGGACTCCGAAGTTTTGAGCATCAAGCACCCTGTAGCTGAACCCATACCCGAGTTCTGCCACCGCCCCGAGGAAGGAACCAAAATCCCGTCCACCACCTGAACTGAGGACGCCCGGGACGTTTTCCCAAACGAACCACTTGGGTCTAAATTTATTAAGAATTGCACAAAAGGTAAGTGCCAAGTTTCCCCTTGGGTCTTCAAGTCCTTTTCTAAGACCAGCAACTGAGAATGACTGGCATGGTGTTCCTCCGACAACAAGGTCAACTGTTCCATTTAAATTCCAATCTTTAAAGTTAGACATGTCTCCTAGATTTGGGACATGGGGATAATGATGAGACAAGACTTCACTTGGAAACTTTTCGATCTCTGCAAAACCGAGAGGGTTCCAACCTAAATCATGCCAAGCAACTGTGGCAGCTTCGATACCACTGCAAACTGATAAGTAATTTATTTTAGAGTTAATATCTCATTCTCAATTAAATATTGCATAGTTCGGACATAGGCTTCATTCCATAATTCTCGTCTTTCTTCTTTCGACAATTTAGGGCCGTTATCCAATTCAGTATGACAATTAAAACACAAAGATGCTACCAGTGCATCACTATTTTTTAACCCCATACCTTTTCCTTGATTACGATGAGCAGCACAAACTGTTCCATCCATTGCTCCACACCACATACAAGGTAAATCTCTTAACTTAATTAGTAATTTTTTATTTCTATAAACCATCTTTAAATTGCATCCCAAAAGTTGTTGCTGCCCACATTTCAATTTGCTTTTGATATTCAGTCATATCATCAATAGACAAAGATGTTGTAGATGGTACTTTAAAAATCTTTTCTCCATTAATTTCTTTTTCTTCTCCTAGGAATTTAAATGCTAATAACTCATGCATTTCTAATGGCTCGTATCCTAGTGACTCACCTATGACTGTATACAACTTCCACAATCTTTTATTTTGATCGGTACTTCTTTTAATCTTTCTCTCCCTGATCTCTATAGTGTATAGCTTTTCTTGATTTAACTTTTGCAATACGAGTAGCAGGTCCTGATGATTGTTTTTTGTAAGCGTAAAATTTACCATTGATTTTTCTCCACATCGATATTGTACCATCAGGATAACATATGCGAAGGTGAGTAATATCACCAAAGTGTTTTTCTATATCCTGAACAAATTCTTTTACTCCCTTCATGGCTTCTCCCGGTATCTTAATTGTAATTCATTAAACCAAAGATTAAGTTGTGGCTCGGCTGGAAAGTTTCTTTGCTTCTGTACAATCATGTACGCATCCGGGACAAGCTTCATCTCATCTTTAGTTTTTCCTTTTTCTTTGATCTGAAATTCTTTGGGCCTGTTTCTGTAAATACAAATCACATTGTCAGATAAGTTTCTAATGTGACTAGATCCCATAATCTTTTCAGGATCAGGTTTCATCATCTCATCGACCTTACGAGTGTGTGCCACTAAAAAAATATGAACCTTCAGATCTCTAGATAAAACTGCTAATTGATCTACAAACTTTTTCTGACTTTCAAAATCATCCTCACTCACATCACTGACCTTCATAAGTGAATCGACAACAAAAATATCTATCCCCTCGATTTCCTTAGCCCAAATAATACAAGAGAAGATGTCTTCAGATTCAGTCACTCCACTTTGATCATAGATGTATAACTTGTTTTTCTTTGCCTCACAAAACTCTTTTACATATTGCTCAGTAGGTTTAGAGTTGCCTGACTGTATAATCATTCGAGATAAAGTAATAGCAGGTCTCATCTCAAAACTTGCAATCAAACACTTAGTCATTTTAGTTAGGTAGAGAACAACTTGGTTTAACCACATCGATTTACCATGACCTGATATACCTTGAACAATTGTTAACTCACCAGTACGAATTCTAAACTGATCATCAAGCCTACTAAATGGCATTGCATATCCTGAGTCTTGCTCGTGAAATAAATACTCGACAACTTCATCCACATAACTATCTGAACCCTTGACTTTAAAATCAGTTAATCGTTCACCTGTATACTCATCAATCTCACTTTTAGTGACAGTGAGCTGATCTACAATCTCACCAGCTGTCCAGTCTTTCATGAATGACTCCTATCTTCTTGCAACAATGGATTAATAGAATCAACTTTAGAATCTCCAGTACCAGCTTCCCATCTTCTTTGGTTTAGGTATGTGGATGGTTTAGGTACAAATCCATCTATCCACTCTTGATCATCTTTCATAGCTATAACATGATCTACAATCAGTCTTGTTATTTTATACAACTCTTTTGATTTCCATTTTGCTAAACATGATGCTCGATCTACTTTTCTTTTACTAGAGGGCCATGTTTCCCAAAACTCATCAAATGTCTGTTCTATAGTTTCTTTTATATTATTATTGGGTATTGGGTCTTGGGTAATGGGTAGTATTACGTTTGTATTACTATCGTATGCATCATCTTTCTGCTTATTCCATCTCTTCATAACATTTTGTCGAGCCTTCTCAGATCTCTCGTAAACCCTTGATAACTCTGCCTCTGCTCGTTTATTGACATACCCTTTTTTAGTCTCAATAAAGAAAACTGAGAGTAATCTTTCAACAACTTCATTTGTAGATTTAACTTTCATTGATAATTCTGAAATATTTTTTGGTAATGGTTTTTCTGTATCGTAATACAACCATAATAATCCAAGATAAACACTTCTATCTTCATGTGTTAAATAATGTGTGCTTTTGATAAAGTCACCTATGTGATGGCTATAAAATTGCATATCGTCCCTTTCATTTTCGTATATGTAATGTTGTAATTTAAGTATTCTTGTTGATGGTAGCCTGTTATCTGCCTTCCATTTGTATAAAGCTTGTCGAGATACAGGTCCTAAAGTCCTTGCCATAAGCCTCATATCACCATTGAATACATCTAAAGCTTCTTTAAATGTTATGTTCATTCTAATTTGCTTCATTTTTATTCCTCTTATATTCCTCGACAGCCTCATCAGCTTCCCTCTGTTGTCTTTCTTCTTCCTCGATCCTTCTCCAACCATCGTCAATATAACGATCTATGTCTTGGAACCAACTATCTCTATCCATTTTCTTCTCCTTTTAGTTAATGAATAGTGATAATTTAATCCGTGAAATATTAATTGTCAACTATTGCTTGTCAAATATTTTCATGATAAAGTTATATGGTCATTTACGAAAGGAGACAATGATGTCTGATAACAACTACGATTTTGAAGCATTAAATAAAATTAATGTCGATAAACATGTTCAACAAAAAGGTCGATTCAATTATGTGTCTTGGGCAGATATTTGGACTTTGTTTTTAAAACAAGATAAAGATGCTGTGTTCTGTTACAACGTTCCACAAGAATATAATGAAACAGTTATGGTATCTGTTACTGTACAAGCTTTTGGTAAAACTTTAACCGAGCAACTCCCGGTATTATTAAATAATAGGGCCATAAAAAAACCTGATGCAATGGCAATTAATACTGCACAAAAAAGATGTTTAGCAAAATGTGTTAGTTTATTTGGATTAGGTTTGTATGTATATCGAGGTGAGGACCTGTTCTCACTATCTATTGAGGATCAGATTACTGAGGCTTATGAGGATGGTGGTATGGAGGGACTAAAAAAAGTATTTAACCAAATGACTGCAAAGGAAAGAAAAGAAGCACTTCC